TCACCAGTCCAGACCGGCAAGTTTGTCCATGGCGTTTTCGGCGTGCTGGCGGCGGTTGAATGACTTGGTGTAGACGTCCGATGTTTTTGAATCGCTGTGTCCCTGGACAGACATGACATCATGCACCGAACAGCCCATTTCAATCATCATCGTGCCGGATCCTTTGCGGATGCCATGGCTGGACAGGTGGGGTAATCCGGCTTCGTCGCACCATTTTCGCATGCGGTTGCGCAGTCCTTCGGGGCTTGCGAACGGTTGGCCGTATTCGTTTAACAGATAGGTTTCACCGACGACGGTTTGCGATCGGAGCGCCTTCATCAAGGGCGGCAGGATCGGGATATCGACAAAGGTTGATCCCTTTTTCACCGGTTGCCAGCCGATCCATGTGCGGCCCTTGTATTCAAACTCGTTCTTGCGTCCGAGCATATAGGCATCGCTGATGCGACACGATGTAAACATGAACAGCGTCACCGCAAGATAGGCCATCGTGCCCGGCGGGTGCTTGTCTCGGAACTGGTAAAGGTCTTCGACCGTCCAGGGGATCGCGCCCTTGCCCTTTGGTCGGGGTGGGGAAATGTTGATCGCCGGGTTGGTCTGGGTGATGCCGGTTTCGAAGGACCATTTGTACATCGCCCGGATCGCCTTGACCATGTTCGCCGCAGCGCCCGGAGTCTTTGCCATCTGGTTGCGCGCGCGTGTGATGAAATGGGTTGGCATCTCCATTTCGAAATCACCGAACCGGTCGCCTTCCTCTGTCACCATATCGCACATCCGCTGGAGTAGCCCCTTGCGCTGCTTGTGCGTCTTGTCGGATGCCTCCCCCGCCTCGACCATTGCCTGCAGGTGATCAATATACTTGACCCGCAACCAATCAAGGGATGACCGCATGACCCGGTCTTCCGGCTTGCCTTGTGGCAGCGCCTTTATGCCCGCGCGCGCTGCGCGATACAGTTCCATGAATTCCGGGTGGTCGGGATTGACCGGCAGCGTGATCTTGCGGCGTGCATCGCCCTCGACCCGGACGCGCCATGCAGGCGTTCCCGATCGATTGCGTTCAACGCACAGTCCCGGCAGATCAAGCTTCGCCATCTATTTCCTTTCCCATTTGATCCCGGCCTCGGCAAGAATCGCTTCTATCTTTTCGCCGATATCTTCGCCATCTGGCCCATCCGGCCACATGTCAATTTCATAGGCGCTGACATACCAAGCGCCGTTCTCCATGATCACCTTGAATAGCTGGAGCATTTCGGCGTTCTGGCGCCGCAGGGTTTCCAGTTCGTTTGTTGGTGGTGTCTTTTTATCATTCATCTGATTTGCCCGCCTTCGGCCATTTCTTCGGTTTAGCAAGATTGTCATTTACGACGGGCCGGTCAACCTTGTTGTAAATCAGGCGCACACCATCAGCGGTCACCACGATCTCGCAGACATCAAGGCCGCACGCGCGTGCAGCCTTGATGGTCCGTGTGACCTCTGCCTGTGTAACAGCGGCCTTTTTTGCCATCCTTATCCCTCCTCAATCACGGTGCCGATGACCACGACGACGGGGCGGACAAGGTCGCGCGGGTCGGTTGGTCTGGCAAGAAAGCAGCGGTCGAACCAGTTTGGCGCGGGCGGGGTGCTTTCGATGGCAAAGCGGGCCGGGCCGGTGCCGTCAGTTACCGCAATGGCGATCACGTCGCTGCCCGGTTTCGGGCGGGCGTCGGTGATGTCCGTCAGCACCATGCGGCCCTCAATGCAAAAAAGCGCCTGGCCATCGTCAAGTTTTGGCAAGCCGGGATCATTGGCCGGCAGGAGTGCGGTCGGTTCAATCGCATAGTCTGATAGCGGGCGATCATGGCCCGCCAGCCGGTCAGCCCGGACCTGGGCAATCAGCGCATCACGCACCGCGCCAAAGCGGGTCTGCAATATCTGGCTGGCGCGCGAATTGATTGCACGGATTTCGCCCCGCGTCGGGGTCCAGCGTGGCAGGCGGGTTGGCAATCCGCCGCGCCGCCATGCCAGAAACACCATGATCAGTTCACGCCGGACCTCTGCCGCCCGATCGGTGCGTGCAAAGGTGCAGACCAATAAAGCCTGCGCCTCATTCAGCCAGAACTCCTCAAATTCCTGACCCCGCGACTTGCCGTGCCGTACGGCGAGTGGTCCATAGCTTTCCAGTTCGGCCCGGTTGCGATCAATCATTTCGCGGATCACGCGCGGTCGCTTAAGCCCAAGACGTTCGCCAATGCGAATGTCCTGAATGCGGGGCTCTTTGGTGTCTGTGGAATCAAGATCGGCTGCGGACAGAGTCCGGCTGTTGGTTGGTGCGCTCATGGCGACCTCCTTGTGATTGGTTCCAACCCGACCACAGAGACGCCAATCTCTGGTGATCGGACGTGCAGGATTGGCGTTACCATCACAAGGAATGGCGTTCCCGAAGGAACTCCCACACGCCCGACCATAAGAAAACCGCGCAGCAACAGGTTGGGCGCGGTTCGAGCGCCTTGTGACAGACGGGACGCCAATCCCGGTCATGGATGCGTCCATGACAACCGGGATGCTACGCCCATCTTTCTGCGCGGTCAAGAATGTCATGCTGCGACCTTTCGGACGGTCAGGCGTTCATCGCCTTTGGCGGATCGCTCCGCCTCCTCGAAGGTGTACAGTCCTGCGCGGCTGGTGTCCGTGCTGTATCCGCAGTTTGCCGTTGCGTACCAAGCCTGCTTTTCGTTGTTCCAGATGCGATATAGCGGCTGGCTTCCGAACAGTTTTTTGCGCAGTTCCCCAGCGCGGACAAAGTCAAGGTTGGCAATGGCGTCAAGCAGTTGCTTTTCGAGCCTGCTGCGGTGATGTTGGTTGTTGGAGCAATCGCGCAGATCATTCGGTTGGGTTGTATAGATGGCGTGCGAACCTATGTTGGTCATCGACCATCTGTCAGTAACGATCCACCACATGTTATTGATGTTGTAATAGGCTGTTCCGCGCATCCATCGGCGACCCTTGAGGTCTTTGAACCAGACGGTTGTGCCGTGCTTGATGGTTTCGCCGTTCGCGCCGGTGTTGTTGTAGCGGCAATTAGCACCGCTCGAATAGCCGAGTTGCTTGTCGGTGTGCCAGCTTTCGGCGTAATACCGTTCAAGCCGCTCCATAGCTGTCACTCCACCGGGGCGATAGTCGCTGCGTCTCGGTTTAATGTCTTTCAGGGTATAGCCGAACGTGGCGTGCAGGTCCGCGGCTATCTTCGACATGGTGTTGATTGTCTGCAGCCGCAAAAGATACGGCATGCGCTCAAGGATATCGAAATCATATTCGCCACCGTTTCGGTTTTCGACGTTGGCGATGTTCTGAAAGAATTTAAGCTCCAGATGGCGACCACCAAGGTTGATCTTCGCTTCTAGGTGTCCAAGTCGGCAGTAGCGATGGTTCCTTTTGAGGATCGGGAAGTTCTTCCGGATGTTCTTGTCACCGCGCACCGCCCAGCCAAGGTCGCGCAAGGTCCGCACCAGATGCGACAGCACATCATTGGTCATGCCGTCGAAGTCGCGCCCTTCCTCCCAAACACTCAGGCTTGAGTCGTGAATTGACATGGTGCCGTCATTGCGTGGCGGTATTCCTTGGCTCATACCATCGACCCGAGGTTTCACCAGCTTGTCAAAAAACAGTTTTTGCATGCTCATGCTGCGGTTTCCTTTTTCTCGGTATCGTTGGCCGGGGCAAAGAGGGAGGTTGGCTTGACGTTTGCGCGGACGATGGCGGCGGCCAAGGGTGGGCAGACAGAGTTGCCGCATTTGGCGACCTGCTGGCTTTTGCTGAATTTGAAGCCGTCGGCCTCCGGGTTGTCGCCAATCTTGTAATCGGCGGGGAAGCCTTGGGCGGCATACAGTTCGCGCGGCGTCAACATCCGCATGCCAATATCAACAATCTGATATTCTTCGCCCTTGATGGTCACCAGTCCGAAACGTTCCTTCGAGGTCACGGTGCCAAGAGGGTCGTCGCAAACCTGTCCTTCGCCGGTGCCATAGTATTTCATCAGGAAGGCGCGCACTTCGCCAAGGTGGAAACCGCCGGCAGTGACGGTTGGCACCGGTTCGGTCACGGGCTGTCCGTGCTGGCAGGTGCCGCGCAGTTTGATCAGGTTGGACGTGCAAAGCGCGGTCTTCCCGTCACCGCCTGCGGTAATCGTGCCAACCGGATCTGCTACATCGGCCCCATTGCTTGCCCCGAACTGGCGGTCAAGGTGAACAGCAACCACGCCAAGCGGATTTGCGCCCCCGGGGCGGGCCATCTTTCCGCCGCTGGTGACAGTGGCGAGGGGGTCGGTTGCGGCGTGACCGGTCGCGCCGTTGCGAAACTTTGTGACGTGGGCTGCGATAAGGCCCTGCTGTGACCCGGTGTTGGTGACGGTCGAAAGTGGTGCGTCTGCTGATCTGCTGTCGGCGGATGTGTTGTTGTGCTGTGCCAGGTAGGCGCATGACAGCGCCATGCCGCCGCCCTTTGGTGTGGCGGTGACAGTGCGCAGCGGTTCATCAACCGGCATGGTGCCATTTTGGCTGCTGGCGTGTTGAACGTGCTGAACAAATGGTTGCACCAGTCCATGCCCGTCCCGTGCCGCTGTGACGGTGTTGAACGGTTGATCAATGCCTTGGCCCCGGAAGGTATCGCCGCCATGATTGACGGTGACAACGAACGGGTCGGCGGCATCAAAGACGAACTTCTGCAGGCCACGGGCGATCCGCTTCATGGTGTTTTCGGCCAAGGGCCGTTTCAGGCCGCGTTTCTTGGCTTCGTCTGGTGCCATGAAAATCGACGGGCAGGGCAGCGACCAATCGATGATATCGGCGGCGACCGGCCATGGTTTCAGTTTGCCCTGTTTGACGGCATCCGATTTAGGGTCGCCGTGGGTTGGCGCTGGCTTGACGATCGACAGGCCGTCGCACCGTGCGACTAGGAAAAGTCGCTTTCTGATGGTGGGCACGCCATAGTCGCAGCCGCGCAAGACCCAGTATTCGACCTTGTAGCCAAGGCGTTCCATCTGGCTGATCCAGTGATCGAAAATCTTGCCTTTGCGGGCCTTGCAGGGCTGCCCGTCTTTGGTCAGTGGCCCCCAGTCGCGGAACTCCTCGACATTCTCAAGGCAGACGACGCGCGGGCGCACGCGCGCCATCCATTTGATCACGACCCATGCAAGGCCCCGGATCTTCTTTGACCGGGGTTTGCCGCCCTTGGCCTTTGAGTGGTGTGTGCAATCCGGGCTGAACCACGCAAGAGCCACGCGCCGCCCTTTGCAAACCGATTCCGGATCGACGGCAAAGACATCCTCGCACAGATGGCGCGTGTGCGGGTGGTTGGCGGTGTGCATCTTGATGGCGTTATCATCATGGTTCACTGCGATATTCACCGGGCGGCCAAGGGCCATTTCAATGCCGGTGGAAGCGCCGCCGCCACCCGCGAAGAAGTCCAGCACAAGTTCATCGTCAAGGTGCCACTGGGTTATTTTGCCCATCACACCACCTCGCAATCTGCGTTGCGGTCCGGGAAGGTGAGTTGCGAGAATGTCACCCAGGCGGCTTTGGTGCCGGGGTCGGCCTCGACATATTTGAAGCGGACCAGAATGCGTTCGGGGTCGAGCGCCAGAACGCAGGTGGCGGTTTTGATGGTGCCAAGAAGGTCGGCGCGCTGCCCGCAATTGGGGCCGATCAGAATGTTGAGGGTTTCACCCGGTTCGGGCAGGGCGATGGCGCGTGTGGACAGTCCTGCGGCGTGGCGCTTGGCGTGATCATCCAGTACGTCCTTGGGAATGCGGAGCCGGATCGGGCCGGTTGCGGCGTCATTGGCCGGGCAGACGGGCCGGGGGCTGTCTGGTTTGGTTCTGATTGGAATATGCGTGATGTTGGTCTGTTCCATGGGTCTTTTCCTTGCAGGCTGATGGCGGCCTGCTGCCCGAGCACAAGGGCCATCAGGGCAGCACAGCCAAACAGCAGAATGGAGGAAGGGCGCGGCATCAGGCGGCGTCCGTGTCCGGTTTGGTAACGGGCTTTTTGGTGAGGCCAAGCACCGGGCGGTTCTTTCCCGCTTTGGCGGGCTTGGGATCGTTGGCCGGTTCCGGTTTGGCGTCCGGTGCTGGCAGGTTGAGCCAATCTGGCGCGAAGGATCCGACGAAATCATCACGCATCGGCATAACGATGCCAAAGAAGTCGCGCGCGTTGCCCGACTGGATGATGATCGGGCTACTTCCGTCCGGCGGTGTGGACATACTCAGCGCCGCCTGATTATTTTCCGAAATGGTTTCGATGGCCTTGGTAAACTTGTCAAAGTCGCGGCCATTTATCGCGAAACGGTCGGTCTGTTTTGTCTTGTCCTGCGGGACGATCCTGCGCCAATCCGGAAAGGTGCCGTCGATTGGCGGCGCGTAGGCGATTGCAAGGTGCTGTTCCGTTATTTTGGTTGGGTCGAAATCAGGAAGGCGTGCATCAATGCCGATAACAGCATCGGTAAGGTATGCAGTGTTGCCGACAAAGTGCATTGTTCCGGCATACTGGCGTTTAAGGAACGTGTTGAATGGTTGTTTGGGCAAGCCGCAGATCCATCCGCCGGTTCCGTCAATCCTGGCGGTTGCGTCGCGAACGGCGGCAAGATAGTGCCCGTTTGTTGCTACCATCATCACCCCGCCATCCTTGTGCGGTTCGATGAAGACGCCATTCAGGTAATAACGGGTTTGCTCCGTGCTGATGAATTGTAGCGCGGCATAGAACCGCTTGGCGCATACACTGATGCGGCGGTTGGCCGGGATGAAGTCGGCCTGTTTCTGTGTGATGGACATCGCAATAACACCCTTTGCGGTTGATGATGTCGCAAAGGGTGCGTGTTTGTTTCGCGTTTGTCAACGAATATTCGTGATAAAAAACGAATAGCGTTCGTGATTTGTCATGCGCCGAGGCGCTTGGCGGGGCGCAAGGTGGCGTTTTTCGGGTGGCTGATCGCGGTGATTCGATAGAGAATCGGTTCCCGGCAATGATCGATATGCAGGGCGGTTTCGCGCGCGAGTTGGCGAACCAGAAGCCCGCGCGCGGTATGCTGGCAAAACTGTGCCAAAATCATCCTGCCATCACTGGTTGCGCAGGCGATATCGTCGCCTTTGACCAGATCGTCATGGACCGGGCAAAAGTGCTTCAATATCAATTCATCGCCCGGTTTCAGGCGTGGAAACATGCAGGTTGTATCGACAATAAGACGCGAAAGCGCATGGCTGCAATTTGTCACAAGGCCCCCGTTCCCCCGCAAATGGGGATGGTTTCTTATTCGCCGGTGTGGCCTGTATGCGCTATCCCGCGCGGGCCAGGGAGCGGCGTTTTTACGTCGGGCGCTGTTAACGGCAGCGTTGCTAGACGGTGTTGACGCACCGTCGGCCTCCCGCCTGCTGTCATCTGGTGTGTGCAGTCACAACAGCCGGGGGTTGATATAAGTTTTCCGAAATATCGCGGCTTGTTCTACTGTGTTAAGGGGTAGGGTTGTATGATTATCGACCCCTATTCCGGATAGGGTGATTATACTTCTTTGTCAGAAATGGCCGAAAATGGCGGGATTCTGCGCCTTGGAATTTTTCCAGTCTGGTCGTGCGGCTTAATGGCCGATCAACAGGCCGACGATGCGCGCGATCACATGATCGCTTGCGCTGCGCGATGCTTCCACACGCCTTGCCTGGGCATCGCCCGAAACGGAATTGATGCCATAAAGGGTGTCGGCATCGGCGCTCATGCCCGTGCAGGTCATGATATGCACCGGCGTTTCCCCCGATAAATCGACATAAACGAATTCATCGCCAAGCGTTGGCGTCTCGTTCGGGTCGCACAAAAGGATCTCGCGCGGTTTGAAGCGCGGGGCCATGCTTGTGTCTGGCATGCGAATCGCGAAAACATCACCCGAAAGCGTCATGCCTGCCGGGGCCTCGACAAAGCCGGTGGGGTGCTTTGACCAGTGCAGCGCGCCCTTTGACAGCTTGCCATGCACCGGGACATTCGGCCCGGCTGTGCCGGTTGCCGGTGACGGGCCGGGGGCGGCAAGGGGTGTTGTTTTGCCGTCTGTGCCGCCAAAAATCACATCCAGCGTCGTATTGAATGCCTGCGCAAGCTTGAGCTTGTTCTTGTGCATCATGTCGTCGGTCGTGCCGTTTTTATACTGGCGCAGGCCCGCTTCGGAAAGATTGGCGCGCGTTGCGATCTTGAGCAGCGACATACCCGTGGATTCCTGCCAGCGAATAAAATTCTGGCGTTGCTGTTCGATGTTGTCGTGCATGAGCCTGTGACCGTTTTCGGGCGGTTTACCGCGTTTTTCCGGGCGAGTTTTGGGCATTCTGCACAGTCCTTCTGATAGTTGACACGGTGTTTTTGCGCGAATTCGTGTTGACATGCGTGTTAAAACACGAATAGAGTACGTGCATCATGAACATTGATGACAACCTAAAGCGCATTCGCGCCTGGCGTCTCAAGGTTGGTGGATCGCTTCTGGCGTTCGCGGAAACGGTCAAAGTCAACGAGGCGACACTCCGGAAACTCTCCGATGAAGACTGGAACCCGACGGTTTCAACCATTCGGAAATGCGAAGCGGTCATCCCGCAGGATTTTATGGCCGAGGCCAATGACAACGCCGAACAAAGCGCCGCGTCATCGGAACCGCAGGCCGCCCCGAATGATCGGGGTGAAGACCACACACAGGCGGCCTGACAGGTTCGGGCTTTGACCAAATGCCGGGTGCGGCGGGTGTTTCCGCATCCCTGACTTTTCAACCATCTCACAGATCGGGGAACGGTTTTATGTCGAATGCAGATGTAATTGCCCAACTTTCAGATGATCGCTTTCAGGCTGCTTTCAGCGTGGCTTTTGGTGATTGCGTTGGCACCTATGGCGGAGACGGCAAGGTCACGATGCGCGAATTGTCGCATCAGACCGGTATTCCGATGCGCCGTCTTGAAAGCTATCGCGACGGGGAAACTGTGCCGCGTGCCCATGGTCTGATGGTGATCATGGAAGTGCTGCCGGTCCGTTTTGCCAACCGTCTGCTTGCCGAAATCGGCATGGGCGGGGCGAAGAAAATGTCACCAGAGGACATCGACTTGCATCTGGTGGCGTCGGATGCTGCGAATTTCACCAGCATGTTTGTCAATCACATGGCCGATGGCCGGATTGACCATGTCGAAAAGGCACAAGAAATCGCTGTTCTGCGCAAGGTGTCGGAAAACCTCAATAACCTGTTGCACGCCCATGATGCTGCCGAACGCGAAGCGACAAAGGCTGGCAAGGGCAAGAAAAGCAACGTCACCCAAATGGCAAAACGGGCAGGTGCGCAATGAGCAAGGCGCAGTCGGAACTGGCAGAGCTGATCGGCGCGGCACGGGATTTCATGATCCATGTCTATGCGCAGGCCCCGAAAAAGGATTTGCAGGGCCGCACCGCCGTAAGCCTTTTTATGGAACTGTATGACCTGACCCCGGATCAGGCCGAAGCGCAGTCAAAGGCCGTGCCCGCCGGTGCGCCAAGTGTCCGCCTGGCGCAGGCGATTAAGGCGGCGACAGTTGCGGATGACAGTCAGGCAGAGATAGGCCGGTTGCGCGGCGCGCTTGAGTTCTATGCGGACCAACGGGTCTGGGTGGGCCAAGTTCAGCCCAGAGCGGATTCACGTCCGGTAGTCCGGGATGGCGGCAAGGTAGCCAGAGAGGCCCTCAAAGGTGCAAAGCCGCCTCGGTTTGCCATGACAACCTTTGCAGAGGCAAAACACTTCATCCCGTTTCATCCGTATCGGTTGTCTGACTGTGAGGGCGCTGTCTACGACGCAAAAGGCAAGCGCCAGCGGATATTCTTCCGGAATCCAAGCACAAAGCGAGGTGAGCCTGGTCACTGGGTCGAATGCGATATCGACGGGGTGGAGATATGAGCACCGCAAAACAATTCATCCCCCTGGCTGATCCGGCCCCGCGCGAGGTTCCGACCCCGGCCAATGATTTCCTGCCGCGTGGCACGCTGACCATGGCCGATGTGCGCCAGCGTTTATCGCATGGCCGGTCGCGGCCTGTCGCGGTCGAGGTCAAGCGCCCCCGCCGCGTCAATGAGTTTGACGTGGCAGAGGCCGCCCTTTTCCCCCGCCTGTTCTGGGCGATTTATGTGTCGCCGGACTTTGCCGGGGAGGCCGATAACGACCGGCTGGCGCGTGCCTTTCAGGCCGATATGCAGACCTATGCCGATATCATGGCCCCGTCACAATGGGCCGATTTCCGCCGTGAAATGGACCGTGGGGCCGATAGCGTCCTTGGCATTCTGGTCAATTGGCAGGTCGGCAGTGATGGCGGCTGGCACAGCCTCAAGGTGTTTGCCGTGGTGTTCCTCCTCATGCTCTGGGTCGATCGCCATGCCGGGCAGGGCATGTTTACCACCGATTTTAAAGCATCGGCGGGCGAAGTTTTCGGCCATATCCAGCTCATGCACCGTGCCGAGTTCCAGGCCATAGAGCCATCGGCGCACAAGATGCTGCCCAAGGTGATTGCCAAGCTCAAGGCCTGCGGCCTGTTCCTGTGGCTGCCGGATTATCAGGGGGACGGGGAATGAGCCTGCAACCCGTCACTTACATCAAGGCCGGTGAAACCCCCACCAACTGGTTTGATCTTTCCGTCATCGACAATGCGACCGGCAAGGATGTCCGGTTCGTGGTCGAAGCCGATACCAAGGCGGGCTGGGTCCGTCGGAAGGCCATCGGGCGTGATGGCCGGTTTCTGCGCGCTGCTGGTGATGTGGTGACGGAGCGCATCAATGGTGATTTTTCCATCGTCAATCCCGGTGTGCCGGGCTGCCCGGTCGAGATGCAACCGGCACCTGGTCCGCGCACCTTCCCGACCACGCGCATGATTTTTGAGCGCAATGGCGCCGCGGTTCTGGTTGGGCCATGCGGGGAAGTTCGTGTCGGGGCGCAAGTGGCGACCATTCTCATGGTGCTGTGCGGCAAAGCCGAACGCCACGTTAGCGAATGGATGGATATCGCTGAATCCTTGTGGCCTCATCCGGATGACATGCCTGATGGCTGGTGTGTCTTGCTTCGGGTGCGTGTGCATGAATTGCGCAAGGCCCTTAAATCCATCGGCTCCGAAATCACCATCGTCACCCATTGGGGGCGCGGTTTCAGTGCGATGCGTCCAACGCCGGAAGCCTATGCCGACAACGACAACCAGAACAGCGAAGTAACCCCGGCTGCCGGGGCGGTGTGAACCGATAGGGCAGACAGGGATCAGACGGCGAGTGCCCTGATTAAGCAAAACCCCGTCATCCGGTGGGCCTCTCCTCCCTAAGCCTTCGGAGGCCGCGACCAGACCTAGAACCCCGTTACCCCGCTTGAAGGCAGGGTCGGGGTTTCCGGGTGGAAACAGCCGCACTGGGCGGCTTTGGGCTGAGTTTGGCCGATACGAGCAAAATGAAAGGGCGGAACGATGTGATTGTAATTGCCCTGATTTTGATGGTGATCACCCGCCTGATGCAACGGTCGGTGATCGCCTTCGCCCCGGACGGTGAACAAGCCGCCGGATCTGACCCGCCAGCGGGTTCCTCAAGCCTTCACCGCAGACCTAAGGGGCCTGTCTGGTGGCACGGCAAAACGCCTTCATATGCCAGAGAAGCCCGACCCCGGTTTGAAGACCGGGGCGGGCTTAAGGCAATAGGAAGGCCGGGCGGCACAGGTCTGTTCAAGACTCCTTTTGATCGTGTTGTCCGCACAATCGCTGCCCTGTCTTCCGCCTTTTACGTTCCATCATGCCATGCAAAGGGTGAGTGACATGACCAAGCCTGAAATCTCTTCCGAACTGCGTGATTCGCTGATAGCGGCTGCGCACACCACCACCATTGATGGCCCGCGCGGGCGGGCGATTGCGGTGATCCGGGTGGCGATCGACCGGCGTGTCAAATATGTCGGCGGTGCCCGTCACGTCATCGTGATCAATGACCGCCCGGTGATGGTCTGTCAGGCCGTCGATATCGCCAATGCGGTGCTTGAACGCGCCGGACTGCTTGACCATCGCATCGACTATCCCGGTGCCAAGTTCCAGTCGGCCTTGATCACCGGTGCCAACGACAACACCGCCCGCCACATCACACGCGCCGACATGGGCGGAGGTGTGGCATGACCGAACAACGTTACCCCAAAGGCAGCTTCGCCGAAGTCATCGCGCTTTGCCAGCGTGAAGCGGCGAACGAAAACTGGTCGATCGAGGAAACGGTGGACAGTGTGATCAGCGATCTGGCGCTTGCCGGATGGGCGATCAAACGCAGCTACGCACTGGTGGATTACAACCTGCCGCTCAAGGTGCTTCTGGATCCGCCAAAGGGCAGTGCGGCAAGCTTTGATGCCCGCCCGCACACCATGTCGGCCAGTGTCGATGACCTGCACGGGCACAAGGGCTGGCTGGTGACCTGGTTCGAGAATGGCCGGGCCAAATCCGGCTGGTTCGATGACGAAGGCCGGTCGCTCAAGCAGCCGCACTACCGCGTGGTCAACCCCAAAACTCCCTGTGCTGGTGCCGTTGCCGCCAGTGCGTCAATCGGAAAGGTGGCGTGATGGAAACCGGACAATATCTGCGCTGTGACCGGGATGGCTGCGATCACGTTGAATCGATCCCGAAGCTGCAAGCCGAAATGATCGGCAAGCCATGCCCGAAATGCGGTGACAACCTTCTGACCAAGGAAGATTTCGCCCATTGGGAAAAGGTGGTGGAGCCGCAGCTTGCGGCCCTTCGCCTGATCGAGGCCGCCGCGATTGAGGCCGGGGTTATCAGCCCCGATGACCCGAAGATCAAGTTCAGCCTCAATCATCATAACGGTGTCAGCAATCTCAATGTCACCATCCCGGAGGAAGCCCAATGACCACCATCATCTATATCGCTGGCCCGATTTCGGGCATTACCGACGGCAACAAACCGGCCTTTGATGCCATGGCGAAATACCTGACCGCCAAGGGCTATATCGTGCTGAACCCGCATGCGCTGCCGATCGGCATGGATGAGGAAGCCTATATGGATATCTGCCTTGCCATGGTGCGCCATGCCGAGGCCGTGGCCCTGCTCAAGGGCTGGCAGGCATCAGACGGCGCACAGGCCGAACTGGCCTATGCCCGCAAGCGCGGGATCAACGTCGTGGATATGTCAGACGATACCGACCACGTCACCCGATTGGCTGCGAATGTCGCCGAACCACAGCGGGGTGCGGCATGAAACGCTTGAACCTTGGTTGGGATCCTGATGCCGAGACGGCACGGTTCATTGCTTCATTGCGCGGCCCACGCCCGGAGCGCCATGTTGCCACGGTCCGCTGCAAGCGCACCGGTCAGAAATACCGGATGCTTGAATCCGGCTTTATCGATGGCGCCGGGTATCATCCCTTCGCGATCCATTGCGAGCGGGTGTCTTCGGATGATGACAACATCATCGATCCCTATGGCTCCGGTCCGGTGCCGATCGAGCCGATCGGCATCAAAACCCCGTCGCGCACCCTTGATGGTGTCAAGACCGGTCTTGTGGTGGGGCGGTGATGCCCGTTCCGTTCGCAATTCTGATGTTCTGGGCGATGCTTTGGAGGGTGCGGTGATGCAATTTGAGCGCAAAGAAGTCATAGGAAATTGCACCTTGTTTTTGGCGGACTGCTTGACAGTCATGCCGAATCTGCAGGGTGTCGATGCGGTTGTCACAGACCCGCCCTACGGCATCAATGAGAACCACAAAAAGAATGCCTCACGGGGGAAAAAAGCCAAGCCACGCGATTACGGCACATTCGAATGGGACAGCCAGCCTGCCAGTCTTGATCACATCAAGGCAATCCGCGCTGTCAGCCAGCATCAGATTATCTTTGGCGGCAACTACTTCGAGGGGTTGGGGCCAACGCCGTGCTGGCTGGTTTGGGATAAGGAAAACGGATCAAACGACTTTGCCGATTGTGAGCTTGCCTGGACAAATCTGGATAAAGCTGTCCGGCGGATTTACTGGCGCTGGAATGGGATGATTCGCAAGGGCAACGATGTTCGCGAACATCCGACGCAAAAGCCGGAAGGTGTCATGGCGTGGTGCCTTGAACAGCTGCCCAAGACAACCAAAACGGTGCTTGATCCGTTTATGGGAAGCGGCACAACGCTGGTCGCCTGTGCAAAGGCCGGGATGTCGGGCATCGGGATTGAACGCGATCCTGCTTATTTCGACATCGCATGCCGGCGTGTCCATGCCGCTTATGATCAAAAGGATCTGTTTGCGGTCAATGATGACGCGCCAGCCATGAAGCAGGCAAGCTTCCTTGATGGCGGTGCCGCATGACCCATCCAACTTTATTGACTGTCACGGGCCGGGGGCGTATGGTGATGCCCATCGGCGGGAAAAATCCGCCGTGGGGGCGTCAGAACTCCCTGCACAGACGGTCAGCCGTCACGTTAGTAACGGCTATTTTTGTGCCCGGATTCCGGGTGCATCTTCTCGCTTATGGCGGGAGGGCGGTGAATACAAGACCCTTCGGGGGAATAAACCCGCCTGCCTCTGTGACAGGTTCTGAACCTCCCGCCACCAGTGCGGTCGTCAGAAGCCTCGCTGGTGGTGCTGTTGAAAGCATCACAGAGGGCTTTGATATGACCAAACATGACAACGCGGGCAATCTGCCTGCGACACTGACTTTCCAAGATACCGAACTATCGATCATCGACCGCGACGGGGTGCCGTGGCTGACCGGGCCGGACATTGCGCGGGCTTTGGGGTATTCCGATGCCAGCAAGATTTCCAAGCTGTTCAACCGGTATAAAGACGAATTCACCGATGGAATGGCCCTTAAGACCAAATTGGGCTTGAGGGGGCAAATCCAACCAGCCGCCGTTCGCGTCTTTAGCCCACGCGGGGCGCAGTTGATCGCCATGCTGGCGAAGACGGACCGGGCCAAGGCGTTCCGGCGCTGGGTGCTTGATGTGCTCGAAGCACAAGCGGCCCCGGCGGCCCCGGCGGCACCCTCTGCCCCGGATGGCGCAGCGCTGCCGGATCTGACCGCCTTGCGCCAGCAGGTGGTGGGCGATGTGGTCACGCTGATCATGGACAAGATCGGCCCGATGATCGCAGCCCAAGCCCCGCGCAAAATGCCGCCATTGACCAAGCCGGACGATCCGATGCCGCGCCTGGTCGACGGGCATGCGGTGTTTCGCCTGGGCAGTCGGATGGTGATTGTCGATACCAATGATTTTGACGTCAAACGCGGCGACCGCGCGGTTGTCATCCGCATGGAAGACGGCGAATTCCCCAAGGTGGTGACGATCCTTGGCGACCCGCCCGTGCGCGCCGAGTTTGACCGCTGCAAAAAGTTTGATTCCGGGGTGTCCTGGTACACCCCCGTCGGGGCCGTTCTTGGCCGTGTTGTTTGGGAGGGTGCTTGTTATGAGTGAGGTTTTCAAATGTGACCGGTGCAAGGGTTCCGGGCGTTCCCGGCAGGTTCGTGACCTAGATTGCGCGGCCTGTGGTGGTTCTGGCTATCGCCGCAAGTGCGACAGCGTCGGGTGTGCCGAGTTTGGCTGTGAAGGGCATGGCAATTGCTATGTTTCCGCCGCCGAAGCCAGCAAATTGAAGGGAGCGGCGTGATGTCTGATTTTCAGAAAGCCGTTCAACGGGTTGAGCAGGTTCTTGAGGGCTCCAAGGGGGTATTCACCGATGATCTGCGCACCATTCTGGCCGGGATCGAACAGGCGAAAGAAGAAATCAGCGCGTTCGAGGATCTTCACAACGATTGTGCGAGCGAGAACGAACGCCTGCGCGATCTGTTGGCGCAGGGGCTTGATCTGTGTGCCCGCGCCAAGCGCATGAGCGAGCAAGAGGAAGACAGCCCGCGCCTGCTGGTCTGGTTCGAAATGCAGTACCAGACCGACCTTGCAAAGTGGGAAGCGGCGGCCAGCGGTGCTTTGAAAGGGGGTGCGTGATGGACAGCAAACAGAAAATCCGCGTCACCCTGCCGATATTTGATGAATTTCAGGTGCTGATCTCGCACCCGACCGGGGTGGTTTACGAGCATCAGGCCGGCGGCTTTGAGTTGGTCTATCCGGAGGCCGAGGGGTTTCTGGTGCCCTGTTGGCAGACCGCGCAGGGGAGCAATGACCGCATTCTTGCGCTGGCGCGGTCTGGCGACTTCGGGGATGCATTCCGTGCTGCGGTCCATGACGGCCTGAGTGTGTTCATCTCGCCGACAGGGCGTCCCGATGATGAAAGATGCCACCGGCTTGAGGTGGTCGATAACGACCCGATTTATGGTTGGATCGCGGTCAAGGCCGGGCCATGGAATGGCTGGCTTTTCTGGGGTAATGACAAGGGTGTGGTGTGATGGAAAGCAACGAAGATATCGCCGCCTATATCGCGGACTCGTCGGATTGCGTGCGCAAGAGTGCCAAGTGGCACAGGATCAAGCGCCGTGCCTGGCAGGAATTGAATAAAAAGGATATCGCGCACGCCATCGCGCGCGGGGAGGGTGAAACACATGTCATCAGAACTTGATAAGCTGTTTGAACCGGTCAATGACGATGACCGGGAAGCGCGCAGGCTCGACCGGCTTTTCGCGCCCGAGGAAGAGCCCAACAATGTCGAGGCCGAGGTGCAATTGCTGTGCAGTCTGATGCATCGCAATGACGGGTTTGACCAGATCGCCGACATGCTGGAGCCCGATCATTTCTATGACGGGGCGCTGGGGCGGATTTTCGGGGCCATGCGCGATCTTCTGGTCAAGGGTGACAAGGCCAACCCGGTCACGCTCAAGCGCGTCATACCCGATTGCAATGACGTTGCCGTGCAGGTTGCCGGGTGCGATGTCATATCGTTCATGAACAACCGGGAATATGCCCGCATCATTGTCAATATGTGGCAGCGCCGCGAACTGATCCGCATTGGCCGGATGCTGGCCGAGGATGCCGGCACGGGTGAGATGCTTGATGATCCGCATGCGGTGCGCGAGGAGGCCGAGGCGGCGCTTTTTTCACTGGCAACCGGGGTTCAGGCGTCCAGCGGGGCGCTGTCGATGGCGGAGTTTTCCGAAGACAGTTTGCAGGATATCTGTGCGGGGATTGATGCCTATCGCCGGGGCGAGGTCGTTGGCGTGCCCAGCGGGATCAAAAAGCTTGATGAACTGCTTTCGGGGTTCAAGGGATCGCAATTGCTGATCCTTGCCGGGCGGCCATCGATGGGGAAGACCGCCCTTGCGCTGTCGCTATCGTACAACGCCGCACGCGACCAGAGCGGCGATAAAAAGGGCGCTGTGGTGTTTTTCAGCCTTGAGATGTCCAAGGGTGAGCTGACAGACCGGTTGTTTTCGAGTGTGTCGGATATCGACTATACGGCGATCAACCGGCGGTCGCTTTCGGACCCGGACTACAAAAAGGTTGTCGGGGCGCAGGACCAGTTGCGCCAGATCCCGTTTTATGTAGATGACCGGGCGGCGGCGACCATTGCGCGGGTGCGGACCGAATGCCGCAAGGTGGCGCGCAAGGCCGGCGGGCTTAAGCTTGTGGTGATTGATTATCTGCAGCTTATGTCAGGCGGGCGGGCGTTTCGGCCCGGTGACCGCTATGCGCTGATTACTGAGCTCACCATGCAGCTTAAACAGCTTGCCAAGGAATTGCATGTGCCGGTTCTGGTGCTTTCGCAGTTGTCGCGCGAGGTCGAGAAACGCGACGATAAAAGGCCGCAACTTGCCGATCTGCGCGAAAGCGGATCGATCGAACAGGATGCTGATGTTGTGATGTTCGTCTATCGCGAACAGTATTACCTTGAACGGTCCGAACCGGTGCAAAAGCAAGGCGAAAGTACCGACAAGTTCGGTGAACGCTATGCGGCATGGCAGGACCGTTTGAACGAGGTTCACGGCACGGCGGACATCATTGTTGGCAAGGCACGCGGGGCACGCATCGGCACGGTCCGCTGCGCGTTCCTGGGCCATCGCCAGCGGTTCTCCAATCTTGAGCGGGTGGCGTAATGAGTGGATTTGTCGCAGGGTGGCGCAACCGGTTCGACCATCCATTGTTTCGTGCCAGCAAGTCGAGGCCGTACTGTCGCGGCTATGCGTGGGACTGGATGATCGCGCACGCGATCTGGTCGCATGCTGGCTATGATCAGGATGTTGGCGGCAAGATGGTTCACCTTGAACGCGGGCAGCTTTCCTATTCAATCCGCTTCATGTCCGAGAAATGGTGCTGGAGTAGAACCGCAACGGAACGATTCATAAAGCGTCTTGAAACCGAGACAATGATCAGGACAGCAACCGGGACAGGTCAGCTTGTTATAACCATATGTAACTACGACAAATATCAAGCAGAGCAAGAAGAAACCGGGACAGCAACCGGGACAGCAACCGGGACAGCAACCGGGACAGGAGCGGGACAGGAGCGGGACAGGAGCGGGACAAAGAATAATAAAGATAATAAAGATAACACCGATCAGAGAGCGCACGCGCCTGATCGGTTCGACGTGGACAAGGCATTCAAGGATTGCCAATCGATCCTTGACGATTGCGGGTATGACCGTTTGCGGTTCGAGGTATCGGCGGGGAACTATGAGCCGATGCTCAACCTTCTGCGCAACGGGGTGCCGGTTCATGCGCTCAAGGCTGCTGCCGGGTCTGTCCCGCCGGAACGTGCCAGGACGGTCGGGTCACCGCCGGCATGGATTGCCAAGCTGTTCAATTCCAACCGGGACAAGTTCATGTCGATCCCGCCGCCTGATCCGGGGCTTGCGGCCTATGGCGAGGCCGTGACGAAGTGGCAGGACGGCGGAAAAGTGGGGCCGATGCCCCGGATTGAGGATTTCATTCAGGCCAGAAAGGCGGCGAACGATGGTTAAGCAGGATGTGATGGATATCTGGTCAGCCTTGCAATGGGCGGTGCGCGACCAGAAGGCGGACCAAGTGTTTAACGCCAGCCATTTTTGCAAGGCAGGTGCATTCAAGGGCAGCATTACGGGCAAGGGCATCGAGATGGCCCAGCTTGGCGTTATGGTGGATGTGTCGCGCGGTTCTGGTGCAGACCTTGACCCGGATGCAGAACGGATCTGGCAAGGCGTCGAGTTGTTGTTTGCCCAGTGGCGCAAGGGTGAGTTGGCGGCAGAGGTCGGCGCCAACGTGCCAGTGCAAATGCAGCGCTGCCTTGCCAGATTGCCTGGTCATCCCGTTGTCGAGATGGTCATGGCGGCAAGGTCTGGTGATATGCCCGACTGGATGCCGGGTGGCTGGACCAATGATGCATCGCTTACCCGTCGTCAGGTGGAAGAGTCGAGGCTGGTTTATCTGCTGGTCTGGGATCTCCTGGCTGCTTTGTGCACGAGGTTGCAGGCATCCGACAGCATGGGCATTACCATCGAAATGCCCAGTATTCCGCGCTCTCCATGGAATGCGCGCAAAAAAGTTCAAAAAGCTTGTTGACTTGTTTTGCGGTTTCTGGATACCTAAACAGGCTCATAAACAGAACTGCGCCTGCCGCTCACCAGCGGCGGGCGTTTTTCGTTTGTGGGCTGTTCTTGTCTCCCAGCGGTTGATGATGCTTGCTGAGTTTCTTGGACGTTTCCTCCCTCAGCTTTCGAGCTGCACTCGCGGCGATGTTCCCCATGCCTGACTATCCAGCTCATGCTGGTGTGGATGATGGCGGCTGGGACATCGCCGCAGTCTTTTGGTGGTGATGTGATGCCGAACCTGCCGACAAAGCCATGCGCTGTCGCCCGGTGCGGCACGCTGACCAGGGAGCGATACTGCGAGAAGCATCAAGCCGAACACCGCAAGCGACAAGACGAACGGCGCGGAACTGCAGCCAAGCGTGGCTATGGTTCCAAGTGGCAGAAGGCGCGCAAGACGCATCTGGCAAAAAATCCGCTGTGCGTTCATTGCCTTGCCAAAGGATTTGTGGTCGCAGCAACGGTGGTTGACCATCGCATCCCGCACAAAGGTGACCAGAAGCTATTCTGGGACACGAGCAACTGGGATTCATGCTGCAAGACCTGTCACGATACTAAGACCGCCAAGTATGACGGTGGGTTCGGTCACCCGGTAAAAAGCAGGCCAAGCCATTGATAGATATGGCGTAAGGCAACGAGTTCTGGGATAGGAATTGGTTGTTCTTTTAATGTTCCGGCAGGGTTCTGTTTTGTTCTCGTTCGGGGAGGGGGAGGGTTCAATCTCTGCGCTCCAGAAGCCACAGACCGGGTTCGAGGTCACGCGTTCATGGGCGAGAAATTGAAAAGAGAAAACCCAAGGAATAAAACCCTATGACGGTGGGTATGTGAATGAGGTAGGGCCATGCGCGGACGCAAGCCTGATGTGAAAGACAACGTCATCCCGCTGACCAAGGACGGTCGCGATTTGGGACCAGAGGCGCGGCGTCGGGAAGCCGAGGAGTTGGCGGCGTCTCTCAAACCAAAGCGACTGCCCGAAGATGTGTCGGTGTTCTGGGATGAAGTGGCCGTGGCGCTGGCTGAGAAAAGCCGCCTTGACCCGCTATTTATTCGACCTGTTGTCGAGCTTTGCCATTGCCTGGCGAAGATGGAGGAATATCGCGAGTGGTTCCGGGCATCCGGTGAGACCTATGAAGCTTCGGGCCGGAACGGAACCCAGATCAAATCCAGACCAGAGGTCGCGCAATTCAATGATACGCGCCGCACGGCGCTGCGTCTGTTTGCCGAATTCGGCATGACGCCAAGCGCATCACGGTCCTTGGCCGGTGCCGTAGGGCAGGGTGATTTGTTCGATGACTTCGACGAATTCGCAAGGGACCAAGCGACGTAAAAGAAAGCTGCGCAAGGTCACGCGCGCTGTCCTGAAAAAGGCAGTGTGCAAAGAGGTGTTCGACCATCGCAGTACGGTCTACGCGCTTGATGTGGTCGAAGGAAAAATACCGGCCTGCAAGCTTCGCATTGCGGCATGCCAGCGTCACCTTGATGATCTGGTGCATGGGCCAAAGCGCGGGTTGTACTTCTCGATCGCGCGTGCCAAGCACGTCATACAGTTCTTTGGTTACCTGCGCCACACCACGGGCAAGTGGTACGGTCAGGTATTCGAGCTTGCCGACTGGCAGGCGTTTTGTGTTGCGGTCCTGTTTGGCTGGTTGTGGGAAAAGACGCGCAAGCGCCGGTTCCGCCTTGGCTATATCGAGGTGCCTCGCAAAAACGGCAAGTCAACATTTATCGCGCCGATCGGCCTGTACATGATGACGGCGGATGGCGAGGCCGGGGCGCAGGTGTTCTCGGCTGCGACCAAGGCCGATCAGGCCAAGATTATCTTTGATGAAGCGGCCAAGATGGTGCGCACCAGTCCGGTCCTGCGCAAGCGGGTTCGTGATCGGGCGCATCACATGGACCACCCGAAATCGTTCTCGGTCTTCAAATACATTTCTGCCGATGGCAAACGTCTGGACGGTTTAAACAGCCATTGCAATCTGGTGGACGAACTGCACGCGCACCCTAACCGGTTGCTGACCGATGTTCTGCGTACCGGTACCGGCGCGCGTGAGCAGCCTTTGACATTGGAGATCACAACAGCCGGATCAGACCCGCATTCGATCTGCCGCGAGCATCATGACTACACGGTCAATGTGCTTAATGGCGTGTTCGAAAACGATGGCTGGTTCGGGTTCATCTGTTCGATAGATCCGGATGATGATCCATTTGATGAACTAAGCTGGCAGAAGGCCAACCCGAATTATGGCGTTTCGGTTTTTCCCGATGGCCTGAAAGCGGAATTCAAAGAGGCAGAGGGCAGCCCGGCAGCCTTGGCAGCCAAGAAGCGCCTTTACCTGAATGTCTGGTCGCAGACGGCGGAAATCTGGCTTGATATCGAGAAGTGGCGCGGGTGCGAACTGGTCTATGACCGGGCATCGCTTCGCGGTCGCAAATGCTATATCGGGCTGGACTTCGCAGCGGTAAGCGACATCACGGCACTCGTGCTTGTATTCCCGCCGATCGAGGCGGGGGAGCCGGTCAAGATACTGCCGTTTTTCTGGGTGCCGGAAGGCACGATTGAAAAGCGCCGGGTTGACCAGGCTGTGCCATATGCGCAGTGGCTTGCGGAAGGTCTGATCTTTCAGACCGAGGGCACGGCAACGGACTATGACGCGATTGAAAACTTTGTCATCGGGACCGAGGAAACAGACGGCCTGATAGACGAATTCGAGATCGTAGAGGTTGATTATGACCGGTATTTCTCAGGTCAGATCATTCAGCATCTTGAGCAAAAGGGCGTGCTTTGCGTGTCCTGCGGTCAGGGGTTTGTCAGTATGGCATCCCCTTGTCGTGAACTTGAGCGGCTGATCCTCAATTCTGAAATCGCCCATGACGGTAATCCGGTGATGGATTGGATGATCGCCAACACGTCGGTCAAGTCTGACCCGAGCGGGAACCTGCGACCCATCAAACCCGACACGCGCAAGGATATGCGCAAGATCGACGGTGTGGTGGCTATGTTGATGGCGATTGGCCGGATGATTTCGGCTGAGGAAGAACAGATCGTAACAGTCGATTCAATATTCGGTGGTGTGGCATGAAGCTGCGAGAAAGATTGTTCGGCTGGGCGACACGCGCGCAGACCAGCGAACAGGAAATCAATACGCGGCTGTGGCGCAGTGAGCCGTTCCTTAATCTGGGCACGTCGCAACCCATTAGCCATCACACGGTGTATTCCTGCATCAATGTGATTGCCGAGGGGTGCGCCATGCTGCCTTTCATCCTGTATCGCAAGCAGGATGGTTCGCGGGTCGAGGCGGTTGACCACCCGTTGTATGACCTTCTGCAATTCAGTCCGAACCCGCATATGACGGCGTTTCAGTATTTGCAGATGTTGTTCTTTGACAAGCTCAACTATGGCGATCACTTCGCGCTTAAGGTCTTTGATGAACGCGGGCGGATCGCCGAGATTTACCCGATCGAATACAGCCGGGTGATGCCGTTCTGGTATCTGGAAGCCGAAACCGGATTGCGCCGCCGGGCCTATCGCGTGACCGGGTATAGCGGCCTGCAGGCTGTGTTTCTGGAAGATGAAATCTTTCATGTCCAGTTCAAGCCGATCACATCAGGCGACAATTACGGCCTGCGCGGTGCGTCGGTCTGGGATGCCTATCAGGACAAGACGATTGAGGTGGCCCAAAAGGCTGAGGAGTTTGTGCAAAGCAACTTCGAAAATGGTGTGAACATGTCTGGGCATGTGTCGGTCGATACGGCGCTTAACCCGGAACTGTCGACGCAGCTTCGCAAGGAAATTGCACAGACTTACAGCGGCGCGGACAAGAACGGCGTCGTCGGTGTCTTTGGCAACGGGGCCAAGTTCTATCCGCACAGCCAGACCAACAAGGACGGACAGATCCTTGAAACCCGCAAATATGACCGGTCGATCATTGCCGGGATCTTGCGGGTGTCGGCCCACCTGATCAATGACCTGGAAAAGGCGACGTTTTCGAACGTCGAGCACCTTGACCTTGCGCATTACAAGCACTGCCTGTTGCCGCATCTGATCGATCTTGAACAGACGGCGCGCAAGGATCTGCTGACCGATGATGAACGCCGCCAGTTCGAACTTGGTCACGATGACTCGTTGCTGCTGCGTGGGGATCAGAAATCGTTTGCGGAGGTCTTGGAAAAGGCTGTCCAGAACGGGCAGATGACGCCAAACGAAGCACGCGCCAAACGCGGCCTTCCGCCGATGGATGGCGGTGATGAACTGTTCATCAACAGCGCCAGCATCCCGATCACGATGGCCGGGCAAAACAAGGGGCAGTCGAATGACGCACAAGACTGATCTGGAAGACGGAAAGTCACCGTCTGAACTTGAACTGCGGTTCAATCTTGATGTCGAGCTGCGGGCAGAAGATGACAGCGCGCGCATGGTCAAGGGCTATGCCGCGATGTTCAACAGCAAAACCAAGATCCGCATGTATGGCGGCCATACCTTCGAGGAATGGCTGAACCCCGGCTGCTTTGCCAAGTCGATCGGCGATGGCAAGGATGTCCGGTTCCTGGTTGAGCATATGCCGTTCATGCTTCTGGCCCGTTCCGGTGCCGGCACGCTGACCCTGACAGAGGACAAGCGCGGCCTGGCGTTCGAGGCGATCCTGCCGGACACAACCCTTGGCCGCGATACCTATGAGAATATCCGGAACAAGAATTACCCGGGTATGAGCTTCGGTTTCCTGCCGGTCAAGAACCAGACCGAATATGACGATCGCGGGCGTCTGATCCGCGTTCAGCATGACGAAGTTGACGTGCGCGAAATCACGGTCACTTCGATGCCTGCCTATCCGAAAACCAGCGTGGCCGTCCGGTCACTGGCAACCCGGCCCGAGCCGGGCAACTTTGCGCTGCGTGCGCGTCTTGCAAAACTGAAAGGTTACCACCTATGAAGACCCTTAAGGAATTGATGAAGCTGCGCGCGGCAAAGTTCGATGAACTTGAAGCGCTCGCCAAACAGGAAGAAACCGACGAAACCCGCGCCAAGTTCGACGAACTCGAGGCCGAAATCGGCAAACTGGACGAAGATATCACCCGCGCGAAAAAGCTGGAGCAGCGCCGCACCGAAGCTGCCGCGCAGGTTCCGGCTGATGACGAAGACGGTCAGGGCGATGCGGCAGCGGGCCAGACTCGTTCGCAGAACCCGTTCGGCGATCGCCCGACAATCGCCGCAGCACCGGTAGAGCAGCGCAACCTTGCTGATGAATTCGGCATGTTCGTTCGCTCTTATGCGCTGGCGCAGGTCAACCAGCGTGAAAGCGGCACCGTGTCGAACCCGTCGAAGGTTGCTGAAAAGCTCTATGGCGAACGTCACCACGTTGTCAAAAACCTTGAGCGTGCGCAGACGGCATCTGAGAATGCGGGTGGCGGATTCCTGATCACGCCGACCTATATGCCGGAAATCATCAAGCTGTTCGGGCCGAATACCATCGTTCGCCAGAATGCGATGGTTGTTCCGGGCAATGCGACCTACTTCAAAGGCAAAACCGGTGCATCGGTTGGTTATGTCGGCGAAAACGAGCAGGGCAAAGAAACTGGCGTTACGTTCGGCACGCTGACCATGTCCGAGAAAGATATCTCGGCCATCCTGCCGATCTCCAAAAAGCTGCTGCGCAACGCCGCCAACTACGGTGTTGAAAGCTATTGCCGCGACGAACTGGTGCGCGCCGCGTCTGAATTCGAGGACCGCAAGTTCCTGTATGGTACTGGCGCTGGGATGGAAGTTCTGGGTTACTTCAACGCTATTCTCAAGTCGCTTCGTTTCGAAGCAGCGAACCTGACCGCGCCGACCCGTGATGAAGTCATCACAGAACTGCACAAGGTTCTGAAAGCGTTCCTGACTGCTAACGTTCCGATGACTGGCACCAACCCGCGCTGGTTCATGCATCCGGTCATCAAGCTCTATCTCGAAGAGCTTATGGTTGGTGACGTGAAGGCGTTTCCGTCCCTGCAGGGTGACAATCCGACTCTGCTGGGCTATCCGGTCGATACCAGCACACAGGTCACCGGCCCGTCTGGCACCGGTGGTGACATCTTCTTTGGTTGCCATTCCTACGCAATGGTGGCTGACAGCGTTGCAATGTCACTTTCGACCAGTGATCAGGCGTCTTACAAAGATGCCGATGGCAACACGGTTAATATGTGGGCGCAGGGCATGCTGGGCATCAAGCTCGACATGTCGCATGATTTCAAGTTCCGCTATGACCAGGCGTTCGCGCGGATTTCGAAAGTCAAGTGGGGTCAGTAAGCCGGTTTCCGGTTTGACCGCAATCTGATCGGGTCGCCTTCGGGCGGCCCGTTGTCATTTGCAATGGAGTGAAAAACAATGGATACCGCACTTGGCCGCGACAATGCAGCCTATCTGACCCCGGTGTTCGCGGCGGCTGAATATGATCTGACCGCTGCTGCCGGCACTGACAATTCTGAACAGACCTGGGCGACGATTGATCGCCTGACCGCCTTTGACAATGTCCGTCATGCAAGTGCCGCTGCCGTCGTGATGGCGACCGCGACCCTTGGCGAGGGTGAAACCCTGACCGTTTCCGGCATCTGGGAACATTCGGACGACGAAGGAAGTACCTGGACCGAAATCGGCACCGATACCACGCTGCTGACCCTGACCGGTGGTTCGGGTGGTTCGACCGAAACCGGCACCGGCAAGCTTAATATCAATCTGGCCGAGGCCGATGGTCAGGTGCGCTTCAAACAGACGCCGGATCTTTCGGCATCTGGCACCGATACCGCCAAGGTGTCGGGCGTTTATATCTTCTCTGCGCCCAGCGAAATCTGATCGCGGAACCGACTGTTGAACAAAGGGGGCGGGTGACCGCCCCTTTTTGCGTAAGAGGCGCGGCATGGATGTATCGCTTAAAACGGCACCGGGTGAACGGATTGTCACGCTTGATCAGGCCAAGGCCCAGTTGCGTGTGCCGACGGCCTTTGTCGATGAAGACGATTATATCGAGTCATTGGTGCTGGCTGCTGAAAGCTATATCGATGGCCGTGACGGTATCCTTGGCCGTGCCCTTGTCAGTCAGACATGGGTGGGGACGCTTGATGATGCATTCCCGTCTGAAATCGAAGTGCCGTTGCCGCCGCTTCAAACGGTGTCATCGATCAAATACATTGATGCCGATGGTGTTGAGCAAACGCTCGATAGTGGCGAATATCAGGTCATCAGCAATGTTGAACCCGGTCTGATCGTTCCGGCGTTTGGCAAGACATGGCCGACAGTGCGTGCGCAGCGCCAGGCGATCACGGTTGAATTTGTCGCCGGGTATGGGGCGGCTGCCGACCTGCCGGAAAAGGTGCGCCAGATGGTGCTGTTTCTGGTGTCGCATTGGTATATCAATCGGGTGCCGATCAACGTTGGCAACATCGTTAATGACATCCCGGAAACATTCACGTCGCTGTTTAATGCAACCCGCAAGTGGGGGTTCTGATGCAGCCCGGTGAAATGAATGAAGTGATCACGATTGAGCGGGCCAGCTATACCACGAATGCCGGGGGCGGGTCGGTGGAGGCTTGGGCGCAGCTTGGGCCGAAAAGCTATGCCAAGGTCACGCCGGTACGCGGCAATGAACAGGTGCGCGCCGCGCAGGTTGGCAGCAGCACCATGTATGAAATCGGGCTGTATCGCCGCACCGATGTCAATGAAGCTGACCGGATCGTGCGCAGCAACGGGGATGTGTTGCGGATCCGCTCCGCACCAAGCGAAACAAACGCCGCCTTCATGACCATCATGGCCGAGAAGGTGACGCCGTAGGCGAGAGGTTTGAGATGGACGTTAAAATTACTTCGGACGGTACGCCTTGCGGAACCAAGGTCGTTTCGCTGGATGGTCGTGAATTGCAGGGTATCACTTCGATCGAGTGGGGTGTGGCGGTTGATGAGCCTGCCATCGCCAAAATCGAGATCGGGATGGTCGAGATTGAATGCAGTGGGGAAGCTGCCTTCTTTGTCCAGCCGATTGATAATGGTGTGAGGAAATGCCGCCGGGTTAAGGCTATTGAGTTTGAGGATGGGGAGCGGATGGATTTGATGGACGGTTAGCGCCGCTAGAATGCGAATTCGTCAACCAGTTCTGACAGCGCTTCGACTTCGTCTGGGTGAATTTCGCCGTCTGCTTCGATCACGCCTTTGCATGCGTCGATGAACATGCGGATGCGATAGTCTGGCAACTCCCAGATGGCGTCGATGGCGTCATTGATCTGGAGGTCAGTCGGATGCATTCGGCGCAGGTATGAGATAATGGCAAATCTGTCTGCTTGCGTCATTGGCGAGCCTTCGAGTTCGCAGACCTTGGCAGCATATTGCGCCATGAACTCGATTTCATCGCCATGCAGGAAGCCGTCGCTATGCGACAGGGTAGAGAGCAGGCGGAGTTCGTGACGGCAAAGCTTTTTCGCGGTCTGACCTGCTGGCGGCGGAAACGCTGAGGCGTCAATGGGTGCCGCGTTGGGGAAGCGTGCCGGATCTACTTCGATGGCAAGTTCCTTGCGGAAGAATTCGACCGGGTTAAACACGACGCCATCAGGATCGACAACAGACAAGATTCCCGTGCTTAGAAACGAACGGTATTTCTTGCGTTCATGACACATGGCATGGATGCGGTAGCAGCGCGGTTCGGTGTCTGCTCTGATCATGGTGATACGGCGCATCGTTTCGCGGTTTCGGCTGTCGCGGTACTCGATTGCGATAGTGATGTCGCCAACGTCAATCGTGCCGTCGTCTTCGTAAAAGGGAAGATCGATCTCGCTATCGTCAAAATCGATATTGTCAGAAATGGCGACATCAAATGACGGTACCGGCTTTGGTCGGAACAGTTCGCGAATGGACATGGCGTACCCCTTTGCAATCAGGGGTGGAATGCTACGACCGTCATATGATGGGAGTCAAATATTTCAGGATTTGTGCAGGCGCACAGCGTCGGTGCCGATCAGCTCTATACCGGCCTTTTCCATGGCGACTTGAAGCGCCACAACAGTTGGTTTGTTTGAAGGAAGTCCGCTTTCGAACCGTGAAATAGTGTTTCGGCTGACGCCGGATTCTCCGGCCAGCTTTTCAAGGTTCCAATTGAGGGCTGCGCGTGCCATACGGCATTGTTCTGGTGTCATGTTGTGAATTTTGCACAACATTGTGCTTGACGGCAAATGGAATTACGCACAACATTGTGAAACTTTCACAATGGAGGTGCAATTATGGCGGACAACACAATTGCAGTCCCGGTGACAATCACCCAGATCAACATCGCCTATCAGGCGTTGCGGGTTTTCGGGGACGGTGACGCGGACTGGTTTCTTGAACAATGGCGCGATCAGCGGGTGCTTGAAACGGCATCGCTTGACGGGTCTGAATTGCTGGTCAAGGTCGATTTGCTTGGCAAGCATCTTTGGAAAGAATTTGACGGCTTGGCATCTGATCAGCGCGACTATGCGCTGCGGTTTGTCCATTCCGTGCGCGATGATGTGATATCGCTTTTTGCGGTGCAAGGGGGTGCGTCATGATGTTCCCTGTTGCATTCCAGTTCGAAGGCACGGATGTGCGCACCATGCGGATTATGGGTGCCATCTGGTTCGTGCTGGCAGACGTTTGCAGAGTGCTTGAGATCGCGAATTCTCGGCATGCCGCCAAGCGTCTTGACGACGATGAAAAGATGACCGTCGGCAATGACGACGGTCAGGCCGGAAAGGGGCCGCAGGAATACACCATCATCAATGAAAGCGGGTTGTATTCGCTGGTTCTGACCAGTCGGAAATCGGCGGCCAAGCGTTTCAAGAAATGGGTGACGGCGGAAGTTCTGCCGACGCTGCGCACCACGGGGCGCTATGAAATGCCTGGCGGGCTTGATGATGACGGGTTGCAGGTCAATCCATCGGTCGCGCGGTTGCCGGTGTCGGAGCGCAATTATGCGTTGGGTGTTGTGCGCGAGGCGCGCAAGACCTATGGCGAACGCGGCGCACGGGCGGCATGGGAACAAACGGGTATCCTGCCAGACCTTTCATCGGTGATCGACGAAGAGGCCAGCACGGAAACCCAGCGCTATCGCGCGGATTTGTGCCTTTGGCGGATTTTGCGGCAACGGTTTAGCAAGACGCTGACCGTGGCCGATATGATCACGGCGGCGCAATATCGCGATGATGCGCGCGAGGCCTTGGAAGCAAAGGGCATTCTGGTATCGCAAATCCGGTATCCGGGGCATGTGGTGATGTCGATCAATCACCCCTTTGTCAACGAAGTCTATGCGGTGACGGAATGGGTGGGGATTTTCCCGCGTGTCCTGCAGGAAGGCGTGCCGCGCGCACGACGCACAAAGCGGCCATTGAAGTTCGGTGACCATAACAGTCACGGGGTAATCATCCCGCTGACAGCGGTTCAACGGGCGTGTGGCTATTGAATAAACAGGCGGCCTTGGTGCAAACCGGGCCGCCTTTTGTTTAGGGGTTGGGTATGAGTGTCGGCTGGGAATTGCAAAAGGCGGTTTTCGCCGCACTTGATGCCGCGCTTGCCGCAGATGTTTATGACAATGTCCCGCACAAGGCTGAAATGCCTTACGTGGTGATCGATAACCAGTTGGCGGTCGATACGCAGGCGGTCAATCGGGCGCGGGAAACCGTGACGCTTTATCTGTCGGTCTATACCCGTGGGGCAGGCCAGAAAGAGGCGCTGGAGATCATGGCGGACATCAAGGCGACCCTGCACAACCAGAAGCTTGCCCTTGATAGTGGCACGCTTGAAAGCATGTTCGTCCTGCGCGAAGGCACGGGGCGTGACATTGATGACAGTATTTTCACCGGTCAAGTGACCGTCCGGGCGATCATCGCCCCCTGATTTTTCACGACATAACAGGAGTTCTTGGCGATGACCGTGCAAACTGCTGCGGGCTGTAAGCTTTCTATTTCCGATGCTGCATCGACGGCAGCGAACCAGACGGCGTTCGAGGCGGAAACCTTTATCGAGGTTGGTGAAATCTCTGATCTTGGTGAATTTGGTGCCGAGTTTTCGACCATTACCCACACGTCGCTTTCAGATCGTATCGTGCGCAAATTCAAGGGCACAGAGGATCCCGGTTCGTTGCAGTTGCAGCTTGGCTATGACCCGGATGATACCGGGCAGGCAGAGTGCAAAACGGCGCTGGCGTCTGACAATGAATGGGCCTTCAAGGTGGAATTGAATGATTCTGCCGGTGTCAGCCCGACCACCTTCTATTTCCGTGGGCGTGTGATGTCGTTCAAACGCCAGCCTGGCGGACCGGAAAGTATCGTCACGGCGCAATGCAATATCGGGATCAATACCCGCCCGATCGAGGTTGCAGCGGCCTAAGAATGACCGCGCGGTCGGCGGGCGCAACTGTGGGGATTGCGTCCGCCATCCTTCCCACATCCCCAACCCCCGAAAGGTTATGAAATGGCTGCTAAGAAAAAGCCGGTTGTCATGGCGCCGGAGTTGACAGCGACTGTTGGTGGTGAGGTGCATTATCTTGCGCCAACGCTGACGGCTGTTCGTAAAATCACCGCGTTCTGCGGCGGCATCCGCCCGGCGTTTGACCGTGTGCGGGCAATCGATTTCGATGCGATGGCGCAAATCCTGATTGCCGGTGCGGGTCTGGAAGTCGCTGGCAAGGATTACGATGATTTGGTCACGGCCATCTGGCAGGAAGAAAACAAGGCCAAGCTTGGCGGCGATCTGACAGCTTTCCTGTCGGTTCTGCTCAATGGCGGGCGGGCCTTGCCGGATCTGGGTGATGACGCTGATGAAGATGGCGAAACGCCGGGAAAGTCGTAAGCCTGGATGAATGGTGGGATCTTATCTACCAGTATGCGACGGGGTGGCTTGGGTGGCCTGATCATCAGGCGATGACAACGCCGATCCCGCGCATTCTTCTGGCGCTTGATGGCAAAATAGACTTCATGTGCAAAAGCAACGGGGTCGAGCCGGAACCGGAAAAGCCAAGTGCTGATGAAGTGGCAGACAAGCTGCGGTCGGCATTCCGTAACTGGGCACCATCAAGACGGGGGTAGCCATGCCTGTGACCGGAGCAAAAGAGGTGGTCGCGGCTCTGTCTGTGCGGATCCCGGCCCGCATCCGAGAATATCTGGAAGACGCCCTGCAACGGGCGTCTTTTATCGTTCTGCAGGATATGCAGGGCATGACGCCAATTGATGGCTCCAACCCCGGTCCGCATGCGCGTGATGGTCTGACTGTCATGCTTGATGATGGGGGGCTTAAATCGCATATCGGTCTGCCGACGAATGATCTGAACGAGGAATATTTCTGGTTCCGGTTTCTGGATGGTGGGACCAAGGGCGGTGAAGTCAGCTACACCAGAAATGGCAAGCGCCACACGATGACGGTGCCCGCCCGTCCGGCCATGCGCATTCGTGAACGCGCACTTGATGCCAACCGCGATGAAATTGAACGGCTGATCGTTGATGCGATCCGCAGAGCCTTGCGCGAGGGATAATGACAGTCGAACAAATGGGCCTGTCCGTATCGCTTGAGGCAGAGCTTTCGCGCCTTGAAGCGAATATGAAAAAGGCCGGTCGTCTGGTGGATACCACGGCGGTCGGTATGGATCGCAGCACAAAGCGTGCAGCAAAGTCGTTCAACCAACTTGAGGCATCGCTTGACCCGGTTTCGCGCGCGGCACAAAAGCTGCAGCGTGATACCGACAAGGTGCGCATAGCCCAGGACAAGGGCCTGATTTCGGCGGAGCGCGCTGCGCAGACCTATGCGCGCCTAAACGCCAATTACGAGAATTACACCGCGCGTCTTGGCGGTAGTGTCGCGGCGGTCAATCGTGCTGGTCGTGCTGCCAATGACAACGCGGCAAGCTACCGGCGTTTCGGGGCTGTGGCCCAGCAGGCCGGTTATCAGGTCGGTGACTTTGCCGTGCAGGTGGCCAGTGGCGGCAATCCGCTGGTGGCATTCACCCAGCAGGCATCCCAGTTGCTTGGTGTTATGGGGCCTTGGGGCGCTGTTATCGGTGCTGCGGCTGCGATTGCCGGTGGTTTGGCGATTGCGTTCTGGGATGTTGATGAATCTGCCGATTCAGCGGCTGATTCTCTGAAAACATATGAAGAAGCGGTCAAGTCGGCTGAAACGTTCATCAAGCGTCTGAACGATGAGACAAAAGAGAGCTCTCGCCTGCTCAGAGATGAGCGTGATGAGCTACTCGAGAGTGCAAAAACAAGAGTCGAGGCGGCGAGCGCTGCTTTGCAGACTTATCGGGAGCAGGTCAAGCTGGCGGAGCAGACTGCCAAGGATCTTAATCTCGATACCGACGGTTTGACTGGTGATAAAGTTCAGTTTTTTGATCCGGAAGAGCGTCAGGAACTTGTCAATGCACTGGCGGCAGCAGAGGCTGGTTATCGAAAGATAGCGGCCCAGATTAACGCAGCGATAAAAAAGAACGAGGAATTCAAGGCTTCATCTGAGTCGGGACGGCAAGCCGAGAAAATTCAGGGTGTGATCGATGCGCTTGAATACGAGGTTCAAGCCCTTTCGATGTCTGAGCGCCAGCAGGCTATCAACAATTCCCTGCGACGTGCCGGCGCGGGGATCACTGACTTGCAGGCGGAAAGTATCCGCAATCTTGCGGGTGAGCTTTATGACTACGAGCAACGTCTCGATGATCTGAATGACGCGCTCGATCGTGAGCAAAAGCTTATGGATGAAGGTGCTTCCGTCACCGAGGCAAACCGCACAGCGCAAGAGAAATACAACGACGAAATCGAACGGCTTGACGGGTTGCTGGCGGCAAACGCCATCAGTCAGGAAACCTATGGTCGGGCAGCGTCCAAAGCCTTTGACGATATGGCAAAGGCGCAGTCGAATGTCGGTGAAGTCGGAAAGGATGTCGGGCAAGTTCTGTCGCGCAGCCTTTCTGATGTGTCCGGTTGGGCCGACGATGCGCGGGGTAGTGTCCTGCGACTTGCCGAGGCATTCGGTGAACTGGTGTTTCAGAAGTCGGTCATGGACCCGGCGGCTGATGCGCTTTCCGGGGCGATTGGTGACATCGAATGGGGTGACCTGTTCGGGTTTGCCGATGGCGGCATTATGACCGGCAATGGACCCTTGCCGCTGCGGAAATATTCCGAAGGCGGGATCGCCAATTCGCCGCAGCTCGCGATGTTTGGTGAAGCGTCGGTGCCAGAGGCTTATGTGCCGGTGCCGTCTGGCAAGATTCCGGTTGATATCCGCATGCCGAAGATGCCCGCACAGTCAAACGGGCCGTCGCCGGTGTTCCATATTGATGCACGCGGTGCCGATCAGGCGGCGATAGCGCGTCTTGAGGGCACGATCACAGTGCTTGGTGGTGAGATTCGCCGCCTTGACAGCACTTTTGATAAGCGTGCCGTCGGTGCTGTTGGCAATGCTGCGCGACGTGGTGGTAGTGCTTCTGCGGCCATTCGGGGGAGATAGGGTTTATGACTGATCCGATTGCCCTGCCGAAAGTGCCGCAGGACATCACGTTCACCATGGTCAATGCTGTGGCTTTGGCGCAGTCCGGGTTCACCTTTCAGACGCAGGCGCAAGCCAACCAGGGCGAACGATGGGACGTGCAAATGAACTTTGCGCCGGAACGTCGGCAAGATATCGCTGCTTTGCAGGGGTTCCTTGCGAAGCTGCGCGGGCCTCTTAACCCGTTCTATTTGAACGATCCGCTGGCGGCCTATCCGCAACAGAACACCGATGACGTGACGGTACAGCTTGATGGTGATCATGCCGCGCGGGTGCGCACTATATCGACGCTGAACTGGACGACAGACGATCCGGGCGGGTTTGCGCTTCGGGTTGGCGATTATCTGCAGCTTGGCAGCGGGGTGTCATCAAGTCTGCATCTGGTGACCGATAACGCCGAAATTACCGACGGTGGCACGGGGGCAGCAGATATCAATATCTGGCCTGCAACGCGCGCGGCGTTGGTCAGTGGTTCGGTTGTTGTCTATCGCAACCCGAAAGGCGTGTTTCGGTTGAAGCCGGGGTCGCGTCCGGGGTGGCGTGGCAATCCCGGTGATTACTATGACGGCGTTTCTTTCGAGGCGATGGAGTACATCATATGACCCGTCCAATTGATCCGGATCTGCTCAATCACATGATGGGGGATCAGATCAGCCCGGTGTTGTTCGGGCGGATCGGGACGGCGGCGGGGGATGTTCGCATGTGGACCGGGATCGGGGAACTGACTTGGGGTGGATATACATGGCTTGGCGGGGGTGAGTTCGTCGGCGTTTCCGAGGTTGAGGAAACCGAGGATGTGCAGGCAAACGGACTTGTCTTCACCATGTCAGGCATACCGACGGACCTTTTGGCAACCAGCATTTCGCAAATGCGCCAAGGACTGCCCGGTGAATTGTTCCTTGGCGCGCTTGCCGATAACGGTGTTCTGATCGGGGATCCGTACCCGGTTTTTACCGGGACAACGGATGTCCCAACCGTAGACGATACCGGGGAAACCGTGACGATTTCGGTCACGGTTGAAAGTGACATGGTCGATCTGGAACGCGCCAAGGTGCGCCGCATGACCGACGAAGATCAAAAGTCTGTCTATCCCGATGATAAGGGGTTCGAGTTCGTCAACGGCCTGCAGGAAGCCGAAATCACCTGGGGTCAGATCGGTTGATGGTGATTTCATGAAGCGATTGCCCAATTGGGAAAGCAAATTTGCAGACTGGCAAAAGGCCGCCTTCGGGCGGCCTTTTTCGTGGGGTGAAGCGGATTGTTGCCTGACCGTCTGTGACGGGCTTTTGGCGATTACCGGCATTGATCCGGCGGCGTCATTTCGCGGCAACTACAGGACCAAGCGCGGGGCATACGCGGCGCTCAAACGGTTTGCCGGTGGTTGTCTTGCCGAGACGGTCGAGAAAATTACCGGTGATCTGGGGTGGCCAGAGGTGCCGCGCCTGACCGCCCGGCGCGGTGACGTTGGTCTGGTGGATACCGAATTTGGCGAGGCGCTTGCCATCTGCACTGGTCCGAAATGGGCGGTACAGGGAGAGCATGGCCTTGTGTTCCTGTCGATAAAAGCGGGCCTGCGCGCCTGGAGGGTCTAGCCAATGCCACAAGCTGCTGTTGCGATTGTTGCCGCAGTGGCCGGCGGCGCGACAAGTTCCGTTGTGGGCGGCCTTCTGGGATCCATCGCCGGGGCTGTTGTTGGCGGGGCTATCAGCTTTGCCGGTGCGTCATTTTTCAGCACCAAACCCAAGACGCCTGATCTAAGTATCGGATCGCGGCTTTCTGATCGCACGCAGATGGTGCGCCAGTCGATCGCAACGCGCCCGATCATCTATGGTCAAACGGCGGCATCTGGCCCGGTGACGTTTATGAATGTCACCGATGGCAAGCGCAAACTGCAATGGCTGATCACCATCACCGGGCACCCGGTTGAGGAAATTGGTGATATCTGGTTTGGCGATACCAAGGTATTCGAGGGGTCGGGCACCGGGAATGCGATCGGAAAATATGCCGGGTATGCGACCTTCTGGAAGGGTGACGGCACCGATGATGGTGACGCGGATCTGCTGGCGGCCATGCGGGCGCGCAACAGCGAATGGACGGTTGATCACAAGCAAAAGGACTGTGCCAAGCTTTATTGCGAACTGACTTGGGATCAGGACATTTACCCGTCCGGCATTCCGCAGATCAAGGCGCTGGTCAAGGGCAAGAAAGATATCTATGACCCGCGCACCGAAACAACGGGCTACACCGACAACTGGGCGTTGGTTGTTGCCGATTATGTCGCAATTGAAGACGGTATCGGTGCGAGCTTTGCCGCGATCAATGAGGATGATCTGATCGCGTCGGCCAATGTCTGTGATGAAGATGTGGACCTTGCCGCCGGCGGCACCGAAAAACGCTACGTCGTGGCGGGTGTGGTCGATACCGGCAATCCTGTTGGTGACAACCTGCGAGAGTTGCTTAATCCCGGCGCGGGTATTGCCACGCGCACGGGCGGGGAATGGGCCGTCCATGCCGGATACTATCGCACGCCGGAATATACGGTTGATGAAAGCTGGCTAGACGGGCCGATCCGCATGCGGACGCGCCAGTCAAAGCGTGACCTGTACAATACCTTGCGCGGTGTCTATGCCGCGAAAAGCAGCCTTTTTCAACCGACGGATCTGCCGGTCCTGAAATCCGAGGTCTTTATTGCCGAGGATCAGGGTAAGGAAATCGCCGATGATCGGGAATATCTGTACACCCCGTCGGCCTCCGCCGGGCAGCGGTTGCAGAAGCAGGCGCTTTTCCGGAACCGGCAGCAGATCGAGCTTGATCTGCAATGCAACCTCAAGGGCATGGCAGTGCGGGTTGGCGACGTGGTTGGCTTCACCCGTGCGGCTTATGGCTTTGATGCCAAACCGTTCGAGGTTGTCACCTGGCGCTTCGCGCCGCGCAATGATGGCGAAGTGATCCGGCTTGGTATCGACATGACCCTGCGTGAAACCAGCGCAGAGGGATATGACTGGACCACAGAGGATGAAAAGATCGTGGCGGTATCGGCGGCAAGCACGCTGCCATCGCCAAGCGATGTCGAGCCGCCAGACGGCCTTGATGTCACCGAGGTCAAATATTCGACCCGCGATGGTGGCGGGGTCAAGGTCAAGGTGGTTCTGCAATCGGGCGAGGCCGATGACGGCTTTGTCACCGATTACCAGTTCGAAAGCCGCTTGCTCGGTGAACTGGAATGGACGGTATATCCGCGTGTGAAGGGTCGCCCGTTCCTTGAACTGTTTGACGTTGCCACCGGCATTTACGACTGGCGCGTCAAGGCGGTCAGTGTCGTCGGGCCGGGGTCGGAATACGTCACGGTGCGCCGTGAAATTCAGGGTCTTGGCGATACACCCGCCACGCCAACCGGTGTGACGATTTCGGTATCGGGCGGCTTTGTGTTCCTGCGCTGGAACCGGTCGCCGGATCTTGACGTTACGCAGGGCGGTGTTGTCCGGTTCCGTCATTGTCAGGCGCTTACGGGCGCGACTTTGGCAACGTCAACCTCGATCGGGGATGACGTGCCAGGCGGCGATACCATGGCGGTCCTGCCGCTTAAGCCCGGATCGTATCTTGTGCAATTCATTGATGCGGTCGGCACGGTGTCGGATCCGGCGATTGTCACCACCGATGGTGCGACGGTCCTTGAATATTCGACCTATGACACGGTTGTCGAAAGCACGGCCTATGACGGCACACACGATGGCACGATTGTCAATGATGACGGTGACCTGACCCTGCAGGGCGTCGGGTTGGTTGATGACATCATTGATTTTGATGCGGTGTCGTCGGTTGATGCCTATGGCGGCATTCTGACCAGCGGCGAATATGACTGGGGGTCTGGCCTTGATTTCGGTTCGAAACGTCGCATGCGCCTGACCGCGTCTGTCACGGTCGAGGTCGTCAATGTTGTCGATCTGATCGATGACAGGGTCGGGACGGTTGATGACTGGCCGGACTGGGATGGCGATGCATCGGGCGAAGGCGATTGCACTATCTGGGTGCGCACCACCGATGATGACCCGAACGTTTCCCCGACCTGGTCGGAATGGCAACGTCTTGACAGTGCAGAGGTTTACTGTCGGGCGGTTGACCCCAAAGCGGTCCTGACAGTGTCGGACCAATCCTACAACATCCGGGTCAGTGACATGCGGATCACCGCAGAAGAACTGGCCTAAACAGGATTTCCAACATGGCAAAGAAAACCAAGGGTGCGGCAAAGGCCGCGCCAACCATCCGTGTTGCGCGGCTGGATCGATCCGGTCTGCTGACGGGCTACGAAGATGTGCCCGAGGGCAGCAAAGCCACCGTCACCGATGGCATGCCGGAATGGGTTGATGGCGGCGATTGCGACCTTAAGCCGGGTCGTTATAGCTGGAACCCGCAGGCTGGCCGGTTTGATCTTATCAAGTCCGAAAAGGTGGAAGCCGAAATGGCAATCATCGAAGGGTTCCGCCATCTGCGCGATGTTGAGGGCCTGACGTTGCCGGTCGCGACAGAAAGCTGGATCGCGGAATATGACAAACGCAAAGCACGGGCGGGGCGGTAAATGGCACAGCATGATTACGTCGCTGCAAATGGATCAGGTGCGGTTGTCCGGGGTGATTTCAATGACGCGCTGCTTGCAGTCGCAACGATGAATTCTGGTGCAACCGCGCCATCCGTCACTTATTCCTACATGCCTTATGTCAATACCAGTGACGGCCACCTTTATCAGCGCAATGCGGCAAACACCGGGTGGGTTGACCATGGTGAAGTCGGTAAATCATTCCTGCGGATCGACGGGGATGGTTCGCAACTAAGCGGCATTGATCAATCGGCGCGGTTCAGCGTCTTCCAAAAGGCGGATATTTCGGCTCCGGCATTCAAAAAGACCGCGGCTCAAACGATTTCTATTACGGCAGGAACGCGCATTGCGGCGGGTGGTGCTGTTCATGAATGGGCGTCCGATACCGCCGTTACAATGCCGCCGCATTCGTCCGGCACTGATTATTCAATCTGGTTGAAAACCGACGGATCGCTCCAAGCTGTAGCTGATTCCTACGGCAGTCCTGCAACGACGGGTGATCTGACCGCGCCGCAGTCTGGTGCGGTCAAAGTCGGCGGGTATCATTACGGGCTAGTCGGCCCGGCCGAAACCGTTGCAGGCGGAGGCTTTAGCACGTCAGGCGTTACGTCTGCTGGTGGCTCGTTCGGCTGGACGCAAGCCGCTGTAGACAAGATCAAAGGGATTAACGAGTTTTCGATTTGGGATGACGTGTTTAAATGCGCTGGTGAGCAGCGTGGAATGGCATTCGATCCGGTCATGAAGATTTGGACAGCTATCTATTTTATGTCAGACGACCCGGATACGAATGGCCCGTCGGCTTACAATACCAATGTCGGTAGCGGGACAGTTTTGCCATATATCCCGGCGGCATGGGGCGGTGACGGGGTAACAAAATATTCGCGCCTCTCAACATTCGAAGCAAACGAGCTTGTATCGTCATTCGGCCTGCGTCTACCGAGATATGAGGAATTCATGTCTTTTGCTTTTGGTGTGACAGAAAGTCAGAGCCTTGGTGGTCCAGCGTCAACCATAACCGCGACAGCGCGGCAAGCTGGATACACAAGTCGCATCGGTATCGAACAAGCGACCGGGCATCAATACGCCATTGGCGGTCCGATCCACAGCGTCGGCGGTTCAAGTTTTACCAGCGTGGGGCGTGGTAGCATCTATGCAGGTGCTGGTGAAATCCTTCTTGGCGGCAACCGTGGCGATGGCTCGAGTTCCGGGTCGCGCTGCGCGAACTTCGGCACTGCGCTGTCCTACTCGATCTGGACTATTTCAATTCGCGCCGCCGGTGACCACCTGAATTTTGGGCAGAAGGTGAGATAAAATGGATGATCTTTATAGCCCATACACTGGCGAACACATCCCTACTGACAGCCCTGCATCATGGATGTTGCGCGCGGGCGTTGCCGCGCCAGAATATGACCGATCAACCCAAGGCTGTTTTTGGCGTAGCTATGGCTGGGAGATTGTAGCAGGCGGTCAGACTATCTCGGTATATGATGTCGAAGCCGAACGCGACCGCCGCCTTGCGGCTGCATCCTTTGACTATGATTTCGGCGATGATCGCGGCGTCCACACCATTGGCACCGATGAAAAGGACATGGCGGCGTGGATGATGGAAGTCATGCCGATCGCGCAGGCGCGGCTTGCGCTGTCGGATAGCACGGCCATCAACATCGTCACCAATACCGGGCCGGTGTCGGTATCGCCGACCGAATGGATGGATATCATCAACACCGGTGCCGCCAGTCGGCAGGCGATCTGGCAATATTACTTTGCCCTGATCGCAATGGACCCGATCCCGGCGGATTATCAGGACGATCAATACTGGTCGCCCTCCGAATAGGGGGATAAAGCGTTGAAAAAGATCAAGCTTTGGTACGGGATCGCACTGGCTGCGATCCTTTTTTTGTTGCTGTCGCCCCTTATCTCCGCGCACGCAAGTCCGGTGTGCGGCGACCGGTCCAACGTGATCGATAGCCTGTCTGCCAAATATGCCGAGGAACCGGTTGCGGTTGGGGTGACCCGCAATGGCGGCGTGATCGAGGTGCTAAAGGCCCCGGACGGGGCAACCTGGACCATCCTGTTTTCCTATCCATCCGGGCCAAGTTGCGTTGTTGCAAGCGGGGAGGCGTGGCAGGAACTTGAAGAAAAGCTAAAGGGGCCGGGGGTCTGATGGTCTGCCGGTAACCTGCCAATTCCTGCATCAGGGGGTGAGATGCAAAACCTGACACAGATAGCGTCTGCAGCGTCAGAGGCGGTCAAAACAAAGCAATCCCTGCTTGATGCGGGGGCAGTCGCAACTTCATTTACCTTGTTCGGGCTGACAAGCGCGCAGTGGGCCGCGATCGGTGCTGGGGTGTTGTTGGCAATGCGTCTTTTCCTGACCAGTATCGAAATCGTTCACAAGCTGCGTGGTCGGCAGAAAGGATCTCCAGAATGATGATTATCCTTCACATTATCGCCATGACAATCGGCGGTACGCTGTTTGGCGGGATCGCGATGCTGGCCGACCCGGCCATTTGGCTTGTCGTCGCGCTGACCATTGTTGGTGCGGTCGTTGGCTATGTCATGGTGTGGGTGTCCGTTGTTGTGGGATGGATCCGATGATTGACGCAACACAACTGCGCCTTGATGTCGTCCGCCCTGTGCTCACGGCAACCGGCCTGTGGTCGCAGGCGGCTGAAAACCTTGTGCTTGGCACGGCAGCGCAGGAAAGTGCGTGCGGCAAGTTCGTGGTGCAGCTCAAGGGCGGCCCGGCGCGCGGCATCTTTCAGATGGAGCCGCGCACGCTTGATGATATCTATGACAATTACCTGTCATATCGTGATGACCTGCGCGGCTCGATTGATGCCTGGCTGATCGGTGCGATCGACAAGGCCGAAAACCTGACCGTCAATCTGGCCTATGCGGCGCTGATGTGCCGGGTGCATTACCTGCGTCGGGCCGAACCACTGCCCAAGGCCGATGACGTGCATGGCATGGCGGCCTATTGGAAGCGGTACTACAACACCGTTCGCGGCAAGGGCACGCAGCAAGAGTTTGTCGAGAACTATGAACGTTATATCGGGGGTGCGTGATGCCAGGTTTTCTTCCTGCCCTGATCGGGCTTGCGCCAGCTCTGATTGATCTGTTCACATCCGATGACAGCACGTCCAACAAGGTCATGACCGCAGCCCTTGAAGTTGGCCGTCAGGTCACAGGTCTTGATGCCGAGGATGATATTGTTGCGGCGCTTGAGGCCGACCCGGCGAAGTTGCTTGAGTTTCAGGCAAAGGCCGGTGATCGCGCGATCGAGATGTACCGTGCCGAGAATGAACGGCTGAAGACCATCAACCAGACAATCCAGACAGAGGTAAAATCCGAAGACTGGTATGTTCGACGGATGCGCCCGACCTTTGGCTATATCATGGCGCTGACCTGGGGGCTGCAAATGGGGGCTGTTGCCTGGACCATCATCAACACCCCGGAATACGCCGCCGAGGTCATCACGGCCATGGTCAACCTTTCGACCATCTGGTCAGTGGGGCTTGCTGTGCTTGGTGTTTATGTCTATCGCCGTTCCGGTGAAAAGAAGGCAGGCGTCGAAGCAAGCCCTGCTGGCATGTCTGCGCTGTCAAAAATGGCCAAAGGCATCGGCAAGATGTTTCGCAAGTCTGGACCAAGTTCGTCACCGGCAACTTAACCCGCCAACCGGCACCCATCCTTGCAGGCCCCGTCGCGGTCGCAAGGATGGGGCTGGTCGGTGTGGATGGCGCAATAGATCGGCTTGGCCGGATGTTCCTTGGTGCCCGGTTCCATGATCGGGAATGCGCCAAGTAATCCGCAGCGGGCACAGCGCAGCTTGCGCAGGATCGGGCCCAGCCCGATATGCGGCCCGTGCCGATCGATCAACGGGCGATATTGAAGCTGCCCGTCATGGTCGCAACGGTGGTTCGCGCAATAGATCCGGCAATGATCATTCATCCGCGCCGCCTCAAGGAGATTGATATAGCCATCCCAATCATGACCCAT